TTCTTCTCTTCTTTGCCTACTTTGCCGTCGTTAATTATCACTGCCATCGAGAAAAATCCCCATCTCTTCCGCCTCTTTTAAGTCTTCGAGGTGCTTGTTTAAATGCCCCAGTGGCTCTTTTTGGAGTTCGGAGGCTGATACTTTCGCTCCGGTTTCTTGAATACTATCAATTACAGCCTGTAATGAATTGCCTAAGCCTATGATGATGAATCCATTCTCCTCGCCCTTAACGGCGTAGTATTCGCCTTTGTATTTGGCTGCTCGCATTAATTTGACCTTGGAGCGATCTGCCGAACCCAAGTCCAAATGCGTCCAGGTCTTTTCAGGCTCCTGAGTTGGAAGGAGCGCACAACCAACATATTTGGCTCTTGGTTCAATTACTGGCTCCATGCCATCAGCAAGTTGACAGATGACTTCTGTATAGTTCTTGATTCCCTCCGTGTGAATGACCGCAAGCGGAGAGGCAAATCTACAGGTTAGATCAGTCAAATACCCCTTCAGACCATCCGCGGTGCGAACCTCCGTGGAGATTGGACCTTTGTAGGAATAGGAAGTAAGCAGTGGAGTCAATTGAGCCATATTTGAGCCAATTACCAACGGAGGATTCCAGGAGTATTTTCCCAAATAGGTCGTATCCTGCATGAATCCCCACAGGGTTGGATAGACAAAACCATGCAAACCGAAGAAGCCGTCCATTCCCGTCTCGATGCCCTCGATGGGATCGCAAACCATAAATGGAAGGGTTTGAGCGTGTGGACCCATTTCAAATTCGAGCTTGCAGAGCTTTTGGTCAATTGCGCCTACGCTTTTAGCGTAGAAAGTATTAGCATTGCCTCGAAAGATATTCATCTTGATCCATTTGCCGGGGTGCTTTTGAATGTATAAGCGGAGGTTGTCGGTTCCGCGCACCAGTTCTGTGTGCTTCGTTGGCAACCCAAACTCCTTCAGCTTCTCCTGCAAGAGGAATCTATTTAACTCCAACTCCTCAGCCCCCGCCGCTCCGAAGACTCGATGACCTTTTCTTCGCAGCCATTGTGCAAGATCCCCAAGGCCAATGTCGGTGAACATCACCAGGTCAACTTCATCCAATCGCTTGAAGAAGTTGTTTTCACGTGTGATGTTCTCCATGCCCTCGCCAAGCGCGACATCCTCGTAAACGGGCCAGCCCTTCTGCCAAGGAGTATAGTAGTAGACTTTGGCCAAATCGCGGCCCAGCCTGATGGCCTGTTCGACCATGTGACCGCCTGGATCACATACGAGAGCTTTCCATTTGGAGTAGGTCAATCGAATATAGCCTCATTTTTGGCAAGCCAAGCAGCCAAAGCCATAGGTGCAAGCGCAAGAACAAAGGCAATAGCAAAAGGCCAAAAAAGAATTTCGGCTATAAGGCCAAAAAACCTTTTCATTTTATTTGCCCTTGCCAACAGTCCATCCACCGCCTGCGCGATCAGGTCCTTCCATCGCAAAATGACTCTTGGTTCCCTTGCCCTGCTTCCCACCAAATGAAGGCGAATTCTTAGATCCGCCAGGTCCGCCCTTTGGGTCGGCGTTCTGCGCAGGGGACACTAAATCCATTTTCTTACTCTTCAAACTACCCATTTTTGTTCTCCTTTATTTTTCGTGATATAGACGCACATGATGCGCGTATTCTCTTGCCCACTTGTCTGTATTATCATTCGCTCGCATACTTACGCTCTGCGCCACTACTGCCTGCTCTTTGGTTTGGATTAGTTCGTGAAGAGCCAATCCAAATCCAATAGTCAAACCCAAACACCAGAGGGCCAGAATGACCAAAACCAATTTATTTTCCATTTCGCTTATCATAACTGCGCATTCCACCAAGACCGAGCATACCAAGCAGAAGCGTAGAGAGTTCACTGTAATCGAGGACTGGAAGACTGACCTCGTGGCCTAACGCATTCAAAGCAAACATCAAGAATGGACCCGCAACAAAAGTCCAGGCAAATCCGCAGCCACAGACCCAACCCACAAAAGGCCGCCAGCCAGCAACAAATACGCTCGTGCTCTTGGCTTCCTCCACGTTGATTTGCATTTGCCCCTGTAAGAGCTGAAAGTCTTGCTGCAAACCAACGAGATCAAGAGCTGCCTTGGCTTTTGCCGCTTCGGTTTTGTCGGGAAAGAGCTTATCCACAACCTTTCCGGCAAAATCCGCAACTGCTGTTATGGGATCAAAGGCCATCTTAAATCTCCATCTTCGGTGTAAGTTGTAACTGTTTCATCACAATAAACTTCGCCACATTCGGGGGTTCATCAACAAAACTCAACACAAAGGAAGGTTTGCCGGTTAGTACGTACTGCTTGTCAGCATAAAAATTGCGCTTGCCAAGTTTAACAGACGGCGTATGCGCAACGCCGATCATGTAAGGCTGATCGTGATTTTCCAAAGCAACCAGCATCAGAACATTCTCATCAGAGTTGTTGGGATTAGATGCAAACCAGCGCACAACGTCGAGTCGCTGAGACATCAGTATTGGAGCAGGAGTTCCAGTCCATTCGGAAAAGTCAGGAACGGCCAGTGGCATCGTATAGGAAACGGGACCGAACTTCACTTCACGCGAGTCGGATTTGTTTAGGTTCAAGCCTGCGCAACTGAATAGAAGCACAAAAATTACAACCAGCAAGACAGACAACTTTTTCATCAAACACCTAATTCGTCAGGACATTGACTTCTATGCCCGCCTGGAAGCGGATCTTCCTTTAGTTCCACTTTCCTAACTTCGCCTGCAATTACCTGCTGTTTGAAGGCGAATAAAACGTCCATTGCCTTTCCAGGAATGGTCACACTGTCCAAGAGTTCTAAGATGATTTTACGTTGTTCTTCTTTGTCGAATACCATAAATCCTCCTTTTTATGATGCTGCCATTAAACCATGAGTTTTCTGAGCAGTTCGTATGCCATTCAAGAGTGCACTTGCTAATGGATAAAGTGTCGTAAACGCGGCTTCTATTGAATTGTCAATCGTGGCATCCACCACCTGATTAGAAACCACCTGCACGTCGTCAATTTTGAGAACGCCAGTAGCGTTGAGATTACCTATTACATCAACAACCTCCGCTGGAGCGGTGTTTCCGCCAAATCCAACCTTGCCAGTGTATGCAACAATATAGATTCTGCTTGTTGAAACGCTACTCGGATTCTTTGTCCTTATATTTAAATCCCCGTAAGGAGTCCCATTTACAGGCACATAGAGCATATCAATATACGAAACTGCATCCGTTGTTGTATATTTTAAAGCAAAGGATGGAATCGCTTGATAACCCAGACTTAACGTTGCTGTTTCGGGATCTGAATTAGTGCCAATGTATACCGTTGGATTTGTTCCTCTAATATTGGTAACCGCTGGCAATAATACGGTATTATCAAAAACTACTGTATGCGCTGAGGCATGTTCTCCAATGTGGTCTGCAAGAATGGTGGTGGTGTGCAGGGTTGTGAAGTTGCCTTGGTTGAAGGTTGGGCTATCATCCGTCTCCAAACCAAGATTCTTCCGAAAACTTGTCGCGCCGGTGTAGGCAAGACTGGCCAGAACCTTGTCGGAGTCGGTTATGATTGGAAGGGAGGCAGTCAAGGCTCCAAATTTGGAAGCACCTGCAACGACATTAATTGCGTAATTGCTAACTCCAGCCGTAGGTGCAGAATTAATTCTAAGAGTCGTTGCTTCGGTAACCGTAGCTCCAGAAGCCGCAACAATTGTTGGAGCAACAAGTTGTAATGACATAAACCTCGTATGAGTTTGTCCTGCAACCATATTTATGGTTGGGTTCAAAAGCATTGCCTCTGCCCCCTGATTCGTTCCGCCAGGGGTTATATTTGTGCTTATATACAAAGCCGCAGGACCACTGGATGCTACTAAACTCCCGCGCAACCAAAGTTGTATACTTGAATCAGCAGCCCCACCAATAGCGTGCGGACCGGCATAACTGGTCACTATTGGAGTAGCACCCAACCCAGCAAGGGTTGGGTTCAGAGTTGCAGGAAAATCAGCATTCGCCAAGGCTCGGAAAGTCGGCGCAGCAGGATCACCCGAAACTGGACCAAAAAGCCCAAGATTAGCTGCCTGCGTGTCCAAATCCAACGCCTGACCAGATAAACCAAGAAGGGTATCTCCACCCGTGGCCAGAGTCACTGCGGCATGATGAGGTGATCCACTGCCAATGTTGGTATGCTCAGTTGGAGTAAGTACATCAGCCAAATCAAGTTCTTGGCCTGAAAGGGTGAGTGCTGCATCGTGGCCAGTCTTGAGAGTAATCGCTGCGTGATGCGCACTACCAGAATGAGTTGAGGTAATAGTGGGAAGTGCTGCCGTTCCGGTCAATTCCCCCGCAAGCGTAATATGACCCTTTTGCGTTGGCGCTGCGTCTGCACCTGAGAGAACCTGAACTAAAAGCGTGTGTTCAGCATCAGATCCAATGGTCAAAGGATCATGGGGAGTCTTGCCTTGGTTTCGGCCTGTAATAATACCTCGACCCGTAATCATACGCCCCCACCCGTAAGAATATATTGGCGCAAACGATCCAAAACAACAGGATTATCTTTTACCATACCAAGAGCCGCATTGCACTCATTGCAAATCCAACCCCTAAACTTTTTGGTTATATGATCATGATCGAACACAATACGTCCTTCTTTTCCACAAACTTCACAAAACCGGGGTTTCAACCTTCCCGCTACTTTTTCTTTCTTTTTCAAAACCCATTTTTTAACTCTCACACCACATTCTTCCCGGTGTTCTTCCAAATACTTTTTCATGTGTGCATTGTTGCAAGTTTTACATCTATTAGCTCTTCCGTCTTTATACCTTTTGTTAAAGGCAAAAGCATTTATAGATTTCTCGATATGGCAATGGGCACAAACTTTCTTAGTGGTTTCCAATGGTTACACGCCCCCACCAAAGTACTGAATCTGTACCAGTCCATCCGAACTCTGTGCAATCAACCTGCAATTATTAATCATTTCTACGTTCGTCAACTCAACTTCATCTCCAACGTAAAGAAGAAGCCCATCCGTAGCCGATACAGTTCCTGTATCCACTTTCATACGAATTGGGTTATTCTCGACGGTAAAAATGACCGCACGGGTCTGGGGAGCCGAAGGGAGGGTAAATCCCACCGCAGACGAACTTACTGTTAGCTTCTGAAATCCCGTTGGGGAATAATATGAAGGAAGAACCCTTGTAGTCATAACAAATCCCCCACGGAGTCAAGGATAATCTTCCTCACCCGGCCATAAACCGCCCATCGCATCCACCAGGGAAGCTGTTTCTCCAGCGCCTGCATGACGTTATCCAAAACGGCAATGCTATTCAGCGACCGATGGACGATGCGAATTCCGGTAGCCATTACGGTCGCACTAACCCTAAGTTGACTTCAGCCGTCGAACTTGTTGCTCCAGCGCCAGTTGCGGTTGTAGTAAAGGCCATAACGATTCCCTTCGTGAACATCAGCGGAATACTCATTTGCCCTTGCGCCCAACTTGTAGCAGCAATCCCCACAACGAAGTCTGGTACAGTTGAATTCAAAGTTACATCCCCAATAGCCGCAGCATTAAAAAACTGCACGAATCCCGCAGCGGAATCGTTGTTATAAATAAAGAAATTCGCTATCCCAAGGGGTCCTGCGCCAACCAACACGAGAGGAGATTCATCCAACCCCGTTGCAAAATACGTAGCCGCACCTTTCATTAATTTGCCTCCTGTAACTGTTTAAATGTATTCCGTGGATCTGAATAAAAGGTATCCACCAAATGCTTCTCGATTGTATTCTCCCCCAACTTCCTGTGAGCCAACTCTGCCAAGACTGCCTCGATGGAAAAAGGATTCACCACATGGGCTGGGCGAATTACTGGCCTAAAAGTCGCCACTTGCAACTGATACGCCAGCGCATCCTTTAAGTCATCTGATTTTACTCGGCAGAAAAGCTCATCCTCCAGCGCTGTCATGTGTTTTTTCGTGAATACTGTGCGGTTACTAAACCGGGGAATCAGCCCACGTATACGCATAGGTTTTGATACTCTTGTATCGGTTCGGAGTTCCTTTATTGGAAGGAACGTGCCCCGTTTTCTCATTTCCTCTTCAGCGAAGAACTTCAGAGCCTTCTGCCAAGCAACTGTTTCTATTCCAATCGTGTGCACGGTTGGGTACTGTTCATAAATATTAAACAGTTCTTCAATCTGTTCACGGGGATTCATCCGGCGTTTGTAAGCCAGCAATACATACCAATCGTTATTCGGATCAACTCCCACAACCGTAAACGCTGCGCTATCCGAATGCGCCCGCAATCCTCCAGGGTCGATTGTTACGCTGATTGCCAATTGCTTCGGCGTTTCTTCATAGTATTGAATATAATCCCGTTGGAAGTCGCCTGACCCACCGCCGTGAGGGTCGCACATATATTGACAGAAGAACAGATCATCGTTTTCCAGACGCTTTCGGATTCTGTAGATTCTCTCTTTGGTAAATCGTTCAGGAAATATCGGCTGTCCATTATCATAATCGGGCTTCCCTTCTGTCTCCAAAGCGTGCCGAACATAGAGCGCAAAGTCCGGGTCCCTTCTCTTTACAGCGTACGCATCCGTATGGGTCCATGGCGTACCAATGACGATCTCAGTATTCGCGGGATCTTCAGGGGAGTCAAATAGAGGAACAGTTGAAGCATCCCATTCAATAACCTGGTCTTCAAGTTCGGGAGTAGCGGAATTCTTATCATTTACAATGTCATCCTTGACGAGAGCACTATAGTGTCTGCCCGGAAGCATAGTACCAAAACCAGCAGAGTCAAACGTGGGCTCAGGCCAACTTTGCTTTCGTTTAATGGTAGCTTCAGTCTTCGACCAGGTTGTAGAGTTGAAGTCTGGAATTATTTCTGGATACAACCATCTAAACAAAGCATTTTTTTCGAACACCGATTCAATGTGCTGTACGGATCTTTTCGGGTTTAAATCTGAACCCGACAGGAATAATATTCGTTCTTCTGGATTCCGCAATACTCGTTGAATTGCCCAAGCTTTGATTAAAGTAGTCTTGAAATGCCCACGGGGAACCAGGATCAGCTTCTTGGTAAAGTTCGGATCTTCCAGTACGCCCGTAAGCTCTCTGTGCAATTGATCGTTGTATACAAATGGGGGTCTGGAGGAAGTCCGGGGAGGATACAGGATTGCACGGGTAAGGAAGTAGAGATTATCTCTTCCCAATTTGGCAAACGCCTGTCGGACCTCCTCAAGATTCATTTCGTAACCAGCTTACTACAATTCCGGCACTTGAACAGTTTGTTCCCCAGGCGGTTGAATTTCTTGCTGCCACAGCGTGGACACTTCACGGCATCTCTCCTTGATAAGATTAAATTGTTTGGCAGAAAGAAACCAAATATATCCTTCTGGTACTTCATTGCATACAAATATCTTCATTTCAACCTCCGTATGTGACAGACCGTTCCGATTGGAATCGCGAAACGGCCCCCGCACATTCCATCCAAACTTCGGAAGGATTGGCAAACACATAAACATGTTTTGGAATGACCAATATACCTTCCGATGGTTGAGTGGTATAAAGAAGGTTCGAATTCCTTAAACGAAAATTCACTCGCCAACTCCCATCCGCTTCCATCAGCCGTCGTGTCCGTCCATATAACTTCAATTGGTTGGTACATCCACGATTTCGGAATCTTCCTCATGAATCTTCTCCAAACGTTTAACGGGGACCAGCGGGGTGAGCATTTCCCTACTTACTGACAACAGCTCCCTTATTAACTCCTGTGGAACTGGAATCTCCATATGAGCGCTCCGCTCAATCGCCTTCGCATGCCCCTGAGCGAGAATCTGGCTTATGCTTGCCTGCTTCACAACTATAGGCATGTCATCGCCTTTGTGTTCGATTATCTCTTTACTGGCCTGAATAGCCGATCTGGTTGCATCCTTAATCTGATTATCCAGCTCCGCCCGCAAGTCACTGACCTTATCCGAATGCTGCTCTCGATACTTCTCAAGCGCCAACACGAATACAGGATCGTGCATTATGGCTGAGGTTCTCGACTTCGACAACTGTACCATAGCGCCAATTTCCTTCCCCGGCAACTCCGGGTGCAGGATCATTAACTCCATCAAGGCCATACGGCGATTTTTTGCTGGAAGTCCAGCGCTCATAATTCCTCCCAAAAAGCTATTTGGTTGCGGAGAGTGGAATCGAACCACCAACCCCCAGGGTATGAACCTGGACATCTACCATTGATGCTACTCCGCTAAACTTTTGGTGGACAGTAAGAGATTCGAACTCTTGCCAGAAGCGTGCAGGGCTACTATGCTCCCAATTACACCAACCGCCCACTGTACAACTCTAAACTTCTATCCTCTACTATACTCCGACTTTTCTCCCACCTTGCAACATTCATGCCAACTCTCCTATCACCCTTTCACGATAGCATTATCACCTTTCGCAGATAGTAACTCATTTCGTTACTTTTTGCTCTTCCCAACACTTCTCAATAAATGCAGGTAATTTGTTCCACTACGGTAACATTCCCGTCAACAATCCACCAATTCCTCCATATTATTCCCATATGGTAATTTTGACTGCGATTGTAGTAATAAATGCTACCCACTACCAAGTCTGTTCTATCACGACACTTTGTCGGTATTATTGTCGGGATACCGCCGTCTGTACAGAAGAGGCAATTTGTGGTCTGGATTGTGGAGGGCTCTTGTAGTCAGCGCGGGGTGGAGGGGGCGGTGGTGGGGGTATGCTGGCGAAGAGGCGGGTAGGCTCTTGCGTACGGGCGCGAGCATGACCATAGAAGTTTAGATTTGAACTTGTCATGTGTTCATGATTGAACAATAGGAGTGTTCGTAATTGTACGATGGTTGTGTTCATTTATGAACACTCGCAATGGATTGTGTAATGATTTCAATGGGTAAGTATTGGCATGATGCTTGCTGTGTATTATACCAGAATGGAGGTAAACGAAGATGAAAAAGAATTACTGTAAAAAATGTATGTACTATAACACTGATACTAAAGAGTGTGAGTATTGGGGGAATAAGATCAAAACCATTATTGAGTGCCACATTACAGAAGTAGATGGTAGCGATTTTGATCCGGAACGTACACCACGATGGCCCAAGTGTACACCGCAATGAACTAAGAGAGAGGGGAGGGAATATGTTGATTGCAATGCTTATTGTCATTATCTATGGGCTCCTAAGATACCTCGATGGATGAATCGTTGTATAATGTATAATGTATACAATTCTAACCAAGAAGGGAGAATAAAACCATGAAACTGTATCGGATTTACACAGAGAATAAAAATCGAAGGAAGCTTGAAAAGGAAGTAAGTAGAAGCTTTAAAGGATTTACAATCTACGAAACTACTGGCTATTGGGAAGGAAAGCAAGAAGATGGGATTGTTATTGAGCTCTTGGTAGAGAATACCATTGAGAACGCGAATGACATCAAAGCACTCTGTCAGGATATAAAACTGTTTAATGAGCAAGAAAGCATATTACTAACAGAACAGGAAGTCAAAGCAGAGTTTATTTAATTCAACCCAAACCAAGAAAGAGAGGTAAAAAATCATGACCGTTGGGCAATTAATACGCGATTTGGAATGTCTACCTATATCAGCCCGAATTTATGGGGAAGAAAATACGCTGATTATAGGAAAAAATTGGCAGATTCACCTTGAAACAAAAATAAAACGTGAAATATCCAAATTATACGAAGATTTGAAAGGAGTAAAAGAAGATGATAGCGATTGACTTTATGACATATTGCGCGGGAGCTGGAATTATTATCTGCTCGCTTGCAATTTTAATTGGAACATTGCTTTTAATTAAGAAGCTTTAAACTGGTAATTTAATGGATAGAAGAAGAAAATTCAAAATCTATGAATGTTTGAATTGCAGGGGGCTTTGGGTTCACTTGCTTCGAGTGCCAAAAGCCTGCCCGGATTGCAAAGGCGTAATGTTGTGGACGGGAAAAATTTGGGAAAGGAAGGTAAAAAGCCATGAAAAAGGTTTACGTTCTTAGCAGAGGAGATTATCAAGATTATAGACTTGTGGGCATTTATGCAACAAAAAAGAAAGCACAAAAAGATTTAGAAATCATAGCAAAGAAAGAAATTTGTAGGATTGATGTTTTTACTTTAAATAAACGTTATTGAAAGGGAGGTAAAAGGAAAATGATAGGAATTGCATTTAAAAGTAAAAGGGAAGCTTTAAAGGTAATTCGCAAGTTAAGAAAACAAGGAGTTAAAACAGAACTTATATTTAGAGGTTTTGAATATATTGTTCGCTACCAAGCAAAATAAAATCCCGTTTATTCCCAAAAAGTCCCCATCTTAATAACCAGCAGTAACTTGCTAAGGACTTTTAAAAAGCAAGAAAAGGGAATGATTGCAGGAACATACGCAGAGAAGTGATGTATAAGTATGTATACATATACGCAAACATACAGATTTTCGTACAGATCGAAAAAAAGCTCAATAAAATCAACACCGACCGACATGATTCGACATGCCTCCACAGAAAAAAGGCAATTTTCGTCTGTAGAAGTTTAAATCTAAACTTGCACCTAAAAGGCTAACTCGTTGATATTATTATATAAAATATATATTTATGGAGAAAGGAAATGTTGTACAGACGAAAAGCAAAATCTGCGGATGGAGAACTGTCGGTCTGTCGGTCAAAATCGGTTTGCAAGTATGCGGAATCATTCATACTGTGTCAAAATCGCCACCAATTTTGAAGGCCGTCTGTACAGGAGTAAAAATGGCAGTGAATAAAATCATAGAGTTAGCTTAGTACGGGTAAAATATTCCCTGTGGCATTATGCCCCACTGTTGCAAAAACGACACACAAAGTGTTGCAAAAAAGACACACTTTTGAGAATGTATCACAATGTGATAGTATGGGCATGACTTTTTTAGACTCAACTCTAATAAAGTCATGTTGTACAGAGGTCGGCATATTGAAACTAAAGGGGATTTGAGAAGGAGCGATACATTTCTTCGCAGTAAGTTTAGAAAGGGGAAAAAATGAACCAAAAGCCTAAAATGAGTCTGCGTTGTGTTAAGGTTTTAATCATTCCGGCGCTTGTGTTGTGGTGGGTGATTATTTATATTATTGCGAAGATTGTACAATAATGTTCAAAAATGAACGCAAGAGAAGTAAAAAACACAATGAAATCAGCAAAGGTTGTTGGCATGGGAGTTGCTAAGTAGTAAACAGGAGGGAGAAACCATGATAGGGAAACATTTTAGGGCGTTGGCAGAGGCGTTGAAGTACAATCGTCCCGAGCCAAATTGGGAAAATAAGTTCATTCAGTGGCAGGGCGATTGTCGGGAAATTGCGGACGTATGCCGGAGCTTTAACGGGACTTTTGATCGAGAAAGGTTTTATCGGGCTTGTGGATTAACAAACGAAGAAGGGAGGTAAGGGAAGATGATCAGTGGAGAACAGATTCGAGCGTATGCGGACGAAGCGGGGATCAAGGCAAAGAAAGCCAAAAAGGTTCCCAAACTCTTCAAAACAGAAGAAGATCGGAGTGTAGACTTTTGCAAAACCATTCCGTTCTTGGGAAGTTACGTGCCGGAGGGATGGTACATTGAGGATGGGTTGTTTGTTGATTCGAGTGGGTTTGGCGCGCCAGGGGAGGCAGCATTGACTGCCGCGCAGTTCCTTCAAAAGCTGGAAGTCGGCAAAGGGTATGCTGTCATCGAAAGCGGGGAGTTTCAAGTTTATGTTGGGGTATTTGGGAAGAACTAACCAATACTCCCCCTTTCTTGAATGAGTGCGCAAGGGAGAAAAGCACCCTAAGAACATAGGGAGGGGGAGTTTTTGAAGGGAGAAAAGCAAAATGGTAAATTTAGTTGATAAGATAATGGATTGGGAAAGCGGGGAAATGGACCAAGAGGAAGCAGTTGCATTCTTCCAGGAGTTGATTGACAATGGTATGGCGTGGACACTTCAAGGGTGTTATGGGAGGAACGCACAGGCGCTAATCGAGGCGGGGTTGTGCTATCCAAAGAAGGCATAACAATTGCAAGACAGTGAAATTTCTTGCTTATAGTAGAGGGTTGAAAATTGCCTAAACAAGGAATAATTTATGATTGGAAATTCTTGGGAGCTGTCTTGGCCAATGATGATGAAAGCGTACAAGCGGATTTCTTTAAAGCCTTTATAAAAGAAATAAACACTTGGGGAACGCGCATGCAAAGGGAAATGCAATTAATTTGGGTAAATAAAAGGCTTACAGACGAAGAAAAAGAATTGCTTGCTTGCCTTTCATTTAAGGAATAGTAATGACCAAAAAGCTTTATGTTAGCGTCTGTCCCGTGTGCAAGGCCAAGAAGGAAAACAACCGCAAGCCTGAATTTAGGGTTTGTAAGAAGTGTAAAAGCAAGAAGGGAGGAGGGATTGTATGAGAGTAAACCAAAACATTCATCCGGGTTTTACCTCTGGGGAGAAAATAAGACGGTGGGAAAAGGTTGAAGCTAAATTCAGGGGCGAAGGAAAGGGAAATTGTATCACACTTCGATTAACAGATCAGGATTGGGGCGAGTGCTTGCTTGCTCTTCATTATGAAGATGACCCTGGAGGGTTTGTTGAGATGTTGAAGGAAGCAATTGCTTCACTGCCGGAAGGAGTAACTGAAATTGCTTAGATTGAGTCCCACAAGCATGGGGTTGTTTCAGTTGTGTCATCGGAAGTATGATTATTCCTACAATCAAAGGCTGGTTCCCACGGGCCCACGCATTGCCCTGGAATTTGGAAGGATCTATCAAAAAGGGCTGACCGTTCTATACGAAACACGCGATATAGAATTGGCCTTGGCGGGTGCTTTGAGCCTGTGGGAACCTTTTGAGGGGTTGGATACTACGAAACTTGTGCGCAATAAGAAGAAAATGGAGGAGTTGTTGAGGGCGTATGAAAAGGAATTCTTTGGGAAGGAGCAATGGACTGACAACGGCGGCGAGATCCTTTTGTCATATCCTCTCTGCGAAGGCGTGGACTTCGTCGGAAAGCAAGATCGAAGAGGCTATTTTGGAGATACTCGCGCCATACAGGAAAATAAAACCTCAACCTTCCCTGGAATGTTTGTTGATGAACCTAATAATCAAATATGTGGCTACTTGTGGCTGGAATCCAAGATCCTGGGGGAGAAGGTAAGGAAGGTCATAGTTACGATTGCATGGTTGCATAAGAACTCTGTCAAAGGCCTTATATATCCCAAAGTAAAAGCAGACCCGCCGAAGTCCGTGTTTATCCGGGACCCGATTACGGTGGAGGACTTTTTGATTGAGGAGTTTGAGAAGGATGTCATTCAAGTAGCGCAAGATATAATGCACTATCAAGACATTGAATATTGGCCCAAAAACGCTCCTCAAGCCTGCGGTACGTTCGGAGGGTGTGAGTATAAGAGTTTATGCTTGTGTTCGGATGAAGAGAAGAAGGTTATGGCGGAAATGCAGTTTAACAAAAAGGAGCTCAAACCAGAATGATCACTTTACGATTTTCGGATGGGCAAAGACCCACAGCCGAGCAAAAGACGCGGATTTAAGGCAAAAGCGCTTGTGTAGAAGGAGGTTTAATGGGAGAATTCAAGTTACCATTCAGAGCGATGGGACTGGCCGGAGCATTCGGCGTGGGCAAGACCCTGGCGTGTTTGGACCTATTGGTTATGGCCCGGAAGGCTGGAGTGCCCAAGGATGAATTGTTGGTCATAGACACGCACGGAAGTGTAGAGCCCTATTTGATGCTGGAACAGTACCAGAACATCTTCACGCTTGAGACATGCTTGGATATTGATCACATCCTCAAATTCTTCGATGCTTTGGTTACGAAGATCGAAAAAAGGGAGACACCCAAAAAGCGTATTACGGTTATTGATACTGTAGAGCTTATTCAGGATAAGATTATCGAGAATACGTGGGAGGATCCTTCGTTGTCGGATGCTTACAAAGAGAAAAACATTTCCTTTATGTGGGGAAGGGCGAAGAAGACTTTGTTGAGGGAGTTGTTGAAGATCCTGGTTAGATTAACGAAAAGTTGCATTTTCACCATTCACACCAGAGGAGAATTTGTAGGCAACAAGCCCACCGGGAGGCAGCAAGCAAAGTTCCTGGCTCCAATTTGGCAGATTTGTCAAGCGGTAGCAGTGCTGACCAGGGAGGCGAACAAGAAACTCCCAGACGCTTTGTTCATGCCGCCTTTAGGAAAGAGCCAATTTCCGGCGCTGCCTCCCCGGATTCAGGAGTTTACGTGGACGAAGTTTTTTGGGTACATTGGACAGACCCCGGCCGATTGGGGGAATTTGAAGAAGGAGGAGGTGGCAACGGAAGGATTGGAGTTGTTGACCAGGCTTGAAAAGTTGGGCGGAGTGAATCCCGATGCAGAAGGGAGCGCGCAAGAATGAAAATTTTTATAAAAAAGTACGCTGCCTACAAAAAAGTACATGTGGAAATCGAAAATGCGCGCTTTGATCTGGGATTTTTGGATGTAGACGAGTGCAGAGCATTTGCTAAAGTATTAAAAGAAGCCATAGAAGATTTAGATGTACCAAATACAGAAACGGCGGGAGGTGAGACAGAATGAACTATTGTCGTGAAATTTATATTCCAACAGCAAGACAAATATTGGCTGTATATCCAGAAGCCCGCGTTGCTTTGGAAGAGTTGATTCCAGAACTTCGGAATAAGAAAACGACAGTTGTTGTCACTGGAGCTTCTTTTGCTGGGAAGGACATTGGGGGCAGTTCAAAGGAGGCGCGTCTAACAGCAGAATTGTTTCATGATTATATAACCGGTAAACCAAGAGAATTCACAAAAATAACCTTCGAGTGGGAGGAATAAAGGAGGTGGAGAAACATGAAGGGATGTTGCGAAGGAGTTAATCTGTTGAAAGTGGCTTATGCAATTTTGGACAAGAAGGGGAGAGTCGTTGTCGATGATCTTGATGCTCTTTTAGTCTACAAAACCAAAATTGCGGCCCAGAATAATCTCTTGGAAGACGACGCCACAGAGACCGTACAGAAGATCAGCATTATTGCGGCCTAAAAAAAATTCAAGCAAAGGGAGGATGAAATGGCAAGAGCTTTTACACAAGAAGTCCCAAGACACCTACCGCCGTACAGGGCAATAACGCTGGTTTTGGAAACTCCGCAGGAAGCTCACGCATTGCTGGATCTTCTTGAAGTTTCTACGGGACAGGTTTTGTATGAAATCTACGGGCCGTATGACGAAGAATGCAAAAAACAAAGGGAGGTGATTGAGAATGCCGTTAGTTGATACAGAGATGACAGAGCAACAAGAAGAGGAGATATTGGGAGTTGCTCCCAGTGGCAAGTATAGGCTAAAGTTGGTGGCCGTCAGGATGGACGAAGCAAGCGGAACACCATTCTTTACCAGCGAAAAGACAGGCAATAGGTACATGAAGGTTGCCTTTCAGATCGACGACGAGGACCCACAGAAGTCCGTGCACAAAGGCAAGTTCCCCAAGGATTACAACGCCGTCAAAGGTACGGGGTTCATGGCCATGCTGCGAAGGGCCTTTCCCATGGCTTGCAGCGGGTCGGCGTTTGACACCGATGTGGCCATTGGGCAGCATTGCATCGGCAAGTTGAAGGTCAGCGAATATGAAGGTGTGACGAAGAATGAGATCCAGGCACTTACGCCGATTAAGGAGTAGACAAAGAAGCTTCCGTGATCCCTAAAGCGTGCGGTAGAAAGAGAGCGTGGGCCGTAAAGGGTACTCTCCACGGAAGCAACTTCGCCCCCGTCGGCGTGGTGGTTGAGCAGCAGAAATAAATGGCTCTAAGAGAAGACCGGATAGTACCTTAGAGAACAAAATGCTACGCCGGTTCAAATCCGGCACGGGGGCAATTGAAAAAGTGGAGGAAGTATGCCCGTTTTAACAGTCGTTACAAGCTATCCAGTACCAAACGGTCCGGCAGTTTTTACCGGAGTTGGATTCTTGAGTGAAGAGATTTTGATGGAGGTTTTGCTCAAGGAGTTCGAGCGTACGGAGGTGTGTGATTTTCGCTGTTTCATTGCCAAGACGTTTGAGTTACCAAGCATAGAGGAGCATACACAATGACCCTTGATAGACAATACATGAACGACAAAGAAAAGGAAAAAGAAGCGGCAAAAGACGAACATACTCGCTTGCTATTAGGAGAATTACTTGATATACTTACACGAGACCTCGGAGAAGAGCGGGACGAGAGTATAGATCGCATCGAAAAGTTCGTAACGAAGAGGAGGAGGGAATTATAGTGTCCAACAGAGCCCAAATGCACTTTGAAGTAGACCATGAGTTAAAGGCCCACTGGAAGGCTTTCTTCGCGCTTCTGCCAAGGAAGTCAGAGACGCGGATATTGACGGAATTGATGAGGAACTTTTTGGAGAAGGCGAAGGCTGATTATAAGGATTCGGTTCTCGGCGGAACATCAAACAAGGAGGAAGAGCATGACCCCAGAAAGGTTGAAGTGGATCAACCTGGCAATCGAGAAGCAGTTCATGACGAACCAAGAGTTGCTGGACCTGAACACCGTCTCCCAGATGGTGGAGAAACAGATTCCGACCCCGAAGGGCGTAGAACACAATCTTGAGCATTGCTTTGCCATAGTTCAATTCCGTGGAGAGGAGTTCGATGCAGAAGTACGATACGCTAATAAAAAAATGCTCGAATCTCAAGCTAATAAGCTGCTTGGGGTCGGGAAATCCAAAGTCAAAGTTGTGGATAGTGGGAGAGGCTCCGGGTCAGGAGGAGGAGAAGGCCCGGATGCCGTTCGTGGGGAAGAGTGGGAGGTTTCTAAATGCCGTGTTACCTGTGGCTGGAGTGAAGAGGGAGAATTGTTTTGTGACGAATGTGAGTCCCGTAAGGCCCCCGGAGGATATTGCGGAGAGGCTGAGTGAAACAGGGATAACCTGGGAGGAGTGCTTTGAGGGAATACAAGATTTGGTTAAGTTCTGGAAACCTAATGTCGTTCTCGGATTGGGTAACATTGCCTTGCAGGCTCTTGCTGGAAAGTTGGGGATCACGGAGCATAGAGGTATCGTTTATCCGTTCACAATGGTTTCCGAACCTGTTAAGGTACTTTGCTCGTTCCATCCCGCTTACATACTCAGATTGGGAGACAAACCTTCTAAAAAGGAACGCGAAGGGGAAGGTGGTGTTAAATACACGTACGGGTCTGGGCGCATTACGCTTATCCTTGACATTAAGAAGGCCAAAAGGGAAAGCGAAACACGCGGACTTGAAATCCCGGAACGCCAGTTAATTTGGGAGGATGATTATGCTTTGGAGTTTCTTCAAGGGTTGGCGTTACAACGGCATCGTTGCATTGCGTTTGATATTGAAAATAAAGGATCTTGGATTGATCGTATTGCTTTTGCTCTTGATGAAGGTCCAAGTATCAGCATTGCGCTGGACCAGGGGCCAAGCAAAGAAGAAATTAAAACAAATGTCAGGCAATTACTACGGGATTCATATTTATTAGTTGCCCAAAACGGAACGTACGATATGGGCAAGCTGGTAAAGATTGGTATGCCAGTCGGGCGGTTGTACGCCGATACCATGCTTGCCCACCACGTCCTGTATCCAGAGCTTCCCCATGATCTTGGTTACTTGGCTTCGATTTATTGTAACCTTGATGGGATTCTTCACCCCAAAGGTTGGAATGAGGATGACAAGAGAGGAAGGTACAATGCTCTTCATGCTTCAGTTACAGCCGAAATTTGGCAGAAGTTGGCGTTGGAGTTGGAGGAGTTGAATTTAATGGCGTTCTTTCGTGAGTACCAAATGCCTTTGTTTCATATCCTGTTTGGGATGGGAAATCGAGGAGTAAATATTAACAAGGAAGCTTTGGAGGAGGTTAGGGCGGAGGTTGCGAAGAAGTATACGATGACGAAGGAGAAGTGGAATCTATTAACGAAGAAGGAGGAATTAAATGAACATAATTGAAGCATACAAGAAAGCAAAGTTTGGGCAAAGAATTAAGTCTGCTCGTTACATGTTTGTAAAGCTGACCTCCTTAACGCGCGTGCTCTATGCAAGGACCGAAGAAGAATTATGCGCGGATGATTGGGAGGTTGTAAGGGAGAAGAAAACAAAAACCATAAATTTAATTTCAAATCAAGGCTTTCTTGCAGCAACCGAATCCATTTGTATTCCGCGTGGAATTCCCCCCAATACCTCACTTAAAGTTACTTTCGAATGGGAGGAGTAATGCCCCGAACGAAGAAAGTAAAATCTCCTTCAAACGAAGTCAACCCTAACTCCCCGAAGCAGGTTGCTGCATTACTGTATGAAACCTTGGGGATGCCGGAGCAGTTTACCATTGACAAGAAGACCAAAAAGAAGAAGATTACAACTGGTAAGAGTGCAATTAAGGCCCTGAAGAAGCGGGATAAATCCGGGGTCATTCAGGCCCTGGAAGACTACAGAAAAGCGGACAAGGAAAGAGCAGAATATGGACCAAGCCTTTTGGACCCTGATGGAAGGATGCACACGAAGTATTCACAAACTGTTACCGATACTGGGCGGCTTTCTTCTCGCAAGACTGATGATGACACTGGGACGGACCAGCAAAACCTTCCCGAAGCGTTTAGGAAAATCGTTATTCCAGATCCGGGTATGGTCCTGGTGGAAGGGGATTTACGCCAGGCTGAAGCGAGAATATTCTACTGGAACGCTGAAGTAGTGGAGTTGATGAAGGTTTGTCAGAATCCCAATGCTAACATTCATAAATACATTGCCAGTCAGCTTTATGGGCTGAAGGAAGAAGAAATTGAAGAAGACAATTCACCGGATAAGCCGTATGGAAAAAGCAAGCGAATTACTCATGGCACTCATTATGGCCTCGGAGTTAAGCATGGAGCCGAAGTTGCCGAATGCTCTGTGGCCATCTTTAAAGAAGTTCGGAATCAATACTTTAAAAGATTTCCAAGAATACCGGCTTTTCACCGGGAGATCCGGGCGAAGGTTCTCCCTCAACTTGATGCGTTGGGTAAGGTTGTAAATTGGCCTACGGGAGAACGGGTACTGGTTACTCCTCTCGGCAGAAGACGCTTGTTCCTGGGTCGCCCTAACGAGGATCTGGTCAGGAAGATGCTGGCGTTTGTGCCTCAATCGACGTGTGCGGATTATTTGAATCAGGGGCTGGTGAGGTTGTTTGGATGTAAGGAAATGGAAATTGTGGGAATGCTTGAAACAAGTACAATTCTGTTTGATCCTATGCCTGAATTGCTTATTCAAACACACGATGGATTTTTGGCTCAATGCTTACCGGAATATGTGGACGTGTTCAAAGTTACAGCGGAGCTTGCTATTTGCGCACCGATGGTTGTTCACAACAAAGTGCTGGTCATACCACTTAAACTCAAGACGGGAGAGAATTGGGGGGAGTTGAAATGAACGAATTCATTGAGTTTCCAAAAATTCCGCGCTTCTCCAGGGATTGTATCCTGACGGAGAAGATAGATGGGACGAATGGTTGTATTCGCATTAGCTTGCTCGATTATCCTGCATTCAATGTAGGTTCTCGCTCTCGATGGATTACACCAAGTAATGATAATCATGGCTTTGCTAAGTGGGCCTATGAAAACGAAACCGAACTTTTTAAACTCGGCCCCGGATTACATTTTGGCGAATGGTGGGGACAGGGGATTAATCGAGGATATGGGTTGAAGGAGAAGCGGTTTTCCCTTTTCAATGTAACCCGCTGGGATGAAGGAATGTTTGAGAGGTTTAAGATTGGCGCATGGCAAAGAGACGGGTGCAAATTGCCCAAACCCGAATTCAAACCACCGCCTGCTTGCTGCCACGTAGTTCCTGTGATCGCCGTGGGAGTCTTCGGGTGGGACGTGGTTAGTTTGGCCCTCAGCGCTTTGGAGGGAAGTGGGAGTTATGCAGCGCCGGGGTTTATGAAGCCGGAGGGGGTCGTAATCTACCACACCGCAGGAAATTGCCTGTTCAAAAAGACCATCGAGAAGGATGATGAACCAAAAAGCAAACCGCCCCAAGCCGCCCTGCGCGCGGCTATAAAGCAATTCGAAGAAGGTGTTCTTCGTGGTTAAGGAGGACTGAGTGAGACTATGTTCTCCAAGCTTTATGTCAACATATATGGATTATACTCAGATACAGGAGGCTCCAGAAGAGTTCCATTTTGCTTGTGGATTAACCTGCTTGTCATTAGCATCACACGGCGCTCGATACTTGGAATTTGAACACTACAAGGTCTTTCCGAACCTCTATACCCTTTTGCTGGCCAAAACGGCCGAATGCCGGAAGGGTGGAGCTACGGAAATAGCGCAGGGAATTATTGAAGAGGCCGGACTGGCTGGTATTGATTCCATGTCAGAGAAGATAACGGAAGCAGGATTGTGGTTACAAGGGGAAGAGAATGTAGACATTTATGGGAACTCCACTGTCTTTGTCTTTGCTGATGAATTGAGCGTGGCCCTGTCGAAGCATGAAGCCTATTCTGGACTTGTGCCTTTTTTAACCAGATTCTATGCTGCGCGGCGGGGAGTTTATACCAAGAGGACTGCAAGCAAAGGCCCGGTTACTTTAACCAACCCTTATATAGTAACGCTTTTGGGAACTACGCCAACGGACTTTGCTGCTTTGATTCCCGCTTCGGCAAGCGGAACAGGATTTGCACCCAGACTTTGGATTATTTATCAGGACACACCAAAAGGAAAGATTGCGTACCCAAAGGCTCCTGCGATTCTCAGAAATAATCTCATTGCAGACTTGAAAACAATTGCAGCTTCCTGCAATCCAAACGAACCTAAAGCTTATAGATTGTCCCCAGAAGCGCGGATTTGGTACAAGGAGTGGTACGAGAAAAGGAATCCCCGCCCGGAGGACCCTGAGTTGGATGGATGGCATGGAAGGAAGCATACCAATTTGTTGAAGGTAACTTTGTTATTGGCTATGTCCGAATCGGATGATTTGATTTTGGAGACACCCCATCTGGAAATGAGTTTGGAAATTGTTAATCGAATCGAAATAAATTTGGTGAAGGCTTACAGACTGCTTGGGCAAATTCCAATGGCGGTGCATGGAGGAAGGATTGTAGACCAACTCGCGCGGAGGGAAAGATGGTTGTCGAGGTCGGAGTTGCAGCACTTGAATGGAGGAAGGATGCGAGCGCAAGAGTTGACGGAGGTTTTGTATAATTTGGAAGTGGAGGGGAGGATTGGAAAGGAAGTTAAGGGAACTGGAACTTATTATGGATTGAAAGGAACGAAGAGAGAATGAGTGTGTATAGCAACAAACATTACCAAGCACACAAAGCAGAATATCAAGCAAAACATAAAAAATACGCGGCGACGCACCGCGCTGAAAATCGCGCAAGCGCCAATAGATTTCACCAAAGGCAACGGGACGCAGTATTTAATCATTATGGGCTGGAATGTGCTTGTTGCAAGGAAAACAAAAGAGAGTTTCTTTCTATAGATCATATAAATGGGGGCGGGAAAAAACACCGACAGGAACTTAAAAGTGCTGGAAGGGGCACATCGTTTTATAGATGGCTTGTAAAGAATAATTTTCCTTCGGGCTATCGAACGTTGTGCATGAACTGCAACTTTGCTTTCGGGCACGTTGGTTACTGTCCACATCAAAAGGAGAACCTAAAGTGAGTGATAGGAAAATAGTGGCCCTTTTCGATTGCCACGTACCATTCAACATTCCGCTGGGTCCTGTGTTTGAGTTTATTCAGGACTTCAAGCCAACGGAGATTATACTTGGAGGTGATGTTCATGATTGGACGGCGGTTTGTGCTTTTGTCACTGACCAAAGCCGCGCTTTGGATGGCGGGACGCTTGCTGAAAATTACGTGGCTCTTACACGTACGGTCTTGCAGCCTTGTCATAAAGCTGCACCGAAGGCAAAGATTGTATACTTGGTTGGGAATCACGAAGATTGGTTAAGAAAAGCAGCCAACGCGGACCCCAACTTGCGGGGGTTCATAGAACTTGAAGAGAACTTGCCTAAAGATATCCAAATCATTCCAGTGAATCAAGCCTACCACGTAAACGAGCACCTTTGCTACTTGCACGGGCTTTACACAACAAAGTATCATGCTTTTCAGACTGTACATGCTGTGCACAAAACGGTTTTGTATGGACATACGCACGACGTTCAGAGGTACACGGACATTTCTCCCGTAGACATATCACAGTTCTATACTGGCGCTTCCTGTGGGTGTCTTTGTACAATGAATCCGAGTTACTTGAAGAACCGCCCCAATCGTTGGGTTAATGGATTTAACTTTGCTTACGTGGACGATAAGACGAAGGAGTTTTCGGAGACACAGGTTTATATTATCAGGAATAAATTCTGGGCGAATGGAAGGAGATACAAATGAAACGAACAGCACTATTAAGAACGCGGTGTGGATGTCAACAGTACATGGAAGTTGATCCTTCTCTAAGAGTAATTCGAAAAGGTTTACTTCCAGATTTTAAAGTGCCACCACCTAAAATTCAACCAGCAGCAAATGTCGAATTCAGGATTCGAGAGTTCGCATTGGATGGTCGAACAGCAGATGGAATCTACATTTACACAGAAGTTTATTCCGAATAAGAAAGGAGAATCGAATGTTTGAAAAGAGGTTAGGGTTTATGGTTCAATCCACAACGCGGCAAAGACTCATGGACATCAAGAATCCGGGGATGATAATGCGGTTTGATGCTATTCTGGTTGTGGAGAGTTTGATTAAGGCTATGCAGGAGGCCATTCAGCAGTGTCCGAGTGACAGGGAGATTATTGCTTTGTCAGTATCGGAGGTCCCGGTGTTTACACCTGCGGCAACGTGGGAGATTAAGAAAGAGGAGGAGAAGAAGCATGATATTTAAGCGAAGGTGTTGGCACTGTCAGCACACATTTGAGTCAACTGAAGGATTGTTTTCGTGCCCAGTTTGTAGTGCAATAACCTCTGGGATTGATAACATTCTCGACAACGAACCTGTGGGATTAAAAATCGAAAGTGTGTGCGTCTGCGAAGTCTGTCAAACTCCTTTATCCGCAAACAAACTTACAGGAAGAGTTTGGTGTCCTGGATGCGAACGGGATTACACAATAAAATATCCCGATGTGGTTAAACTGAATTCAGAGAAGCCAGAAACTCCGCAACAGGAAAAAGTTTGCCTGGACAAGATTTGTAAGTGGCGTATTGTCGATGAAGGACAATGTTCTCGACAGGGATATTATGCTCCTGCATCAACGTCTTCACCAATGACCGCAGGGCAATTAGCTGCTCAGGCGGAGGCGGAGCAAGGTCGAAGTTCCCCACAACACAGATTCCAATTGCTAACCGATTCATTGACTGCTCTTTGCAATGTGCTCCTGGAGTTGCGAGATTGCGCCCTTGAAGTATCTGATACGAAGACCCAACCAACTCCACTCCAAAATGGTATCCAATATCCTTCCAACCATTGACCTCAATGTGATAGCGGCGGATGGCATCCCAGCTAACCGTCGCTGTGTCTTTGGTTAGACTATGATGCAACATTATGTGAGTCCATGTGATCATTCAACCGCCTCGTATTTGGCCCGTACCCTATCTCGTTCCTTCAAAAGATTGGCTGGAGTTTTGTCGGAAGTATAGAATGTACTTCCTGTTTGCTTATCCGTAAAGACGTACTGATCGGGGTAGTCGGGGATCTTTTGGATGCCATTGTACTTGAGCCCTTCAACTGTGGGAATTTTCTCGGCTGTCTTAGAAGCGCCCTTTTCCTTTACTGCCCGCGCCCTTGCACGGCGAATGGCTTTGTCTAAACGCTCGCGTTCGGGTAGTCCCGTTACGCGTGTTCCGGGAGATTCTTTTAAGGACTGGAAATAGGGCTGCATGAGTTCTTGATATTCTCCGGGAAGCATGCTTTCGGTCATGCGTGCAAAGGGTTCTTCCCTGCCTTCTTTAAGATACTTACCAAAAAAAGGATCTTTGCCTGCTACATCAATAAGTTGCTCAGAACCTTTCCAGCCTACCTTCCGGCGAATATCTCCAACAACTCCATGACCTGCAATTTCATGAATAATGGTATCAACTACATCTGAGCCAGTTCGTCCTGTGGCAAGGTCGATTCCCTGGGCTTCGACTTCGGGCATGAGACGCGGAGATTTTGTTTTGACTTCCTCTGCGCGTTTTCCTTCAGGTCCCCAGCGAAAACTTTCTCGCTCTCCCATAGGATGATAAACCCCAAGGGCAGATGCAGTTCCGCCAGTTTTCTTTGGGTATATTGGCCGCTCTCCAGTCAAGGTAAACTTTTCAATCCTGTCCATTACAGATTGAGGAACCTCTTTGAGCATCTCCATTAGCCGAGCAACATGGCGACTTCCTCCTGTAGAGGGATAGTGCTCTGCAAGTCCCTTGCGAACGGCGTTGGCAATGTTAGAAGTAAAGATCCCCGCGGCAGTTGGAAGTTGCCCCGGACCAAATCCCATAACAGCATTGCGAATCTCAGGATCCATGGGAGGAACATCGTACCCAACGATACGGCGAATCGCTTCCTCCATGTGACTTCTTTGAGGTTCTTCACGCAATTCTCCCGCAAAAGTACCAACCGAAGGATCTATGATTCCAGGCAATTCGGGCATTTTACTTTCCCACAAAAATGTATTTGAACGCCATTGCAACGGCTCCGCCCACAAGCCCCAAAGTGCCTGAAAGCGCAGAGTCAAATTTCTTCCTGTGCTCGTACTTCACTTCGAGTCTATCAAGTTTGTCAATGGTTTCACATGAGCATTCGTGTTGCGCAAGCATTAAATCAAACATAGTATTCAGCTTACTTTCTGAGTCATAACCTTCAAAGGTATCTTTTGTGATTGGGAACTTATTCATTCTTCCTCCACTTCCTTGCGCAGTTCCCTGAGCAATTGGCGCTCATCGGCTTTAAGTTGCTTCGGGCGCCGACCCTTGGGAACAGTTCGGCGGAGGACGGCTTCATAAATGGCATCGCGGGTAGGAACGACACCGTATTTTTCTATAAGCGTTTGAGCCTGGTCTTGTTTGCCAGAGGCGATCATTTCAGCAATCAGCCGCTTGCGTTTGCTCTCCAGGATGTCCATTCGACTCTGTTTGAATTGCTTTTCTGATACGTCTGTGCGCTGTTTACTCTTAAAGACAGCTTCAGAGACCGTTCGGGCCATGCCCTGCTCGAAGCCGATGTCGGTGAGGTCTTTAGAAAAAGGAAGGCCCTTGGTTTTACCAATGGGAACATTGCCTTCTTCTCTGGCCAGACCGCGATTTTTGATGCTAACCAAAATGTCTTCTACGCGGGTCCATTGTACGGGAGTAAGCTCTTTTACAATAGCCTCTCCAACGCCTTCTCCGCTTTTAAGGGCCTTGCCAATATTAAACGCTGCCTGCAATCCAGGTCCTGGGCCGGAGGGAAGGATACCGGAGCCTTGAGAGAAGGCCATGGCGCCATGAGCCCACATTTCATCGAACTCGCCCTTGGTCATGGAGCGGAAGCTCTCCAGGGCCTCACCAAAGGAAAGTCCAAAGCCAAGAGCGTTGCTTAGATCAATGCCAAATACGTCGCCCATAAGAACATTTCCGCCCTCCGCCATACCCGCCCATTGGATGAATTTCAAGGGGTTTTCTTTAGCAATCTTCCAAAGCTCCTCCCCGCGCTTCTTGCTGAATTCGGGGGAAAACAAAGTCTGACTAACATTCTTAATATCTCCAGGAAGCTCCTTAATTTGCTTACCCAAGAACTCCATTTGCTTAATTGTAAAAGAACCAAACTGTCCAGCCACTCGCCCAACAGGAGTCCGCAGGACTTTGGGCATACCAACACGGCCGTAGGCAAATTGGGTCCTATACACACCCTTAATGGCTTCTTCAAAAGCTTCTGGAGCGCCAGCGCCAAATTTGTTTTCGTACTTGCTGAGGTAGGTTAAAAAGGCGTGCTTGCGGTTGGCCATTTCAGCCATGTTAAACAACGTGCCTGCAATTCTTTTAAACCTCTCTACCTTGCCCGCTCCGGGGTGAAGTTGATCTGTAAGAACCTGGGGAACTTGTACGGCCAATTTGGACTTATCCCAAAGCTCAGTTCCTTCTTTCGTAAAAGCCCTAACATAGCCTTTTATGCTCCAAGGTAAACCAGCATCAGCCCAGGTGTTGAGTTGTTGGGTAAGGTTAGTTATGGGAGAACGCAAATTAAACCCAAGTGCTCGCGTATATTCAAAAGAAGAAATTGCGCCTGCAATTCTATCCAAGGGAGACTTTGCGTTCAAACCAGCGAAATCTCGAATAAACCATTTAGCATAGGGGCGTTGTTCAAATGGAAGGGCGTTGTAGCTTTCCGCCATGCGCTTCAAGGCTGGCTCTTCGATCATCTTTTTGGTTAAATGATAGACGTAGGAACGGTAGGAACGCACAAGGTCTTCTTCATAGCCCAAAGCGCCTTTTCGAAGCAGACCATGGCGAAACAGAACTTCCTTGGGGATGTTGTCATAGGAAAGGGGATCTCCGCCATTGAGCTTGCGGAGGGAGTCGTCATATTCGCCAATGACCTTCTTCAGCCGACTCTTGATTTCAGGGCTTTCGGTTTTCTGGTATTTAAGTACGTTCTGCATACGGGAGTTTTCAAGCATAGGAATCAAATCTTCGCGCTTCCACGTATGAGGAACGTAGTCTTTTATGGTAGACTTGGCCAGCCTGTAGCCTTCTTGCAAATGCTCTGGTAGAATCTCAAGTTCTTCGGGAGTTAAGCCTTTGTCAGCCATGCGAATGACTCTGTTGAAGTCGTTCTTGTCTCGACCTACGGTGTGGTAGATGTAGGATTTCCACAGAAAGTCGAAGTTGTTCTTGGTGTGATCGACAAGATTGCGCTCGTCTTTGGAGAGGGTATTGAGTAAGGAAGGGTTCTCCATGGCTCTGTAAGCTTTGGTTGAGCCCTCTTCAGTTACCTTTCGAGCAAGTTTGTCGAATGGATTGAGCAGCGTTGCACGGGCGTAACTTGTATCCAAGTCGGCCTTTAGCGCTACGTTATACACTTCCTTGCCAGCCTGACTGCGCCCTAAGGGGAGATCAGGAGACATGAATTCATGCAAAGCGCCTTTGGCCGTCGAGACAATTCCCTTGGCGGCTTTGGGCAAATCTTCTCGAAGCCAGTTGCCAACATCCTCTGTGGGAAGAAAGTTGCGAAAGGCTTTAAGCTCCGGTGCAGTCACGGACATGAATTCCCGTGCGCCGCCCTCCAAAACATCATCGGCCGCGGCCATCATATTAGGCCAGCGCACCTTTTGTAGTGTTCTTAATACTGTATCAAATACGCCCATTATTCTATCATCCCTTTGGCTCTAAGACTTTCTCTGAAAAGATCCTCAATAACGTCTTGTGCACGTTGTATGGTTCCTGGAAACGTTCGTTCTCTCCAACTTTGGGGAGCATAAGGTTGAGGAATGCCTCTGGGGGCGGTTGGACCTGCGTATTGAGGCAACTGTTTTTGGGCAGTTGTTTCAATGAGCTTCTGTTCGGCAAGCGAACTGGCTGGCGCTTCGATGCTGCCTCTGGCAAGCTGTTGTGCTCCTGTTCCAGTTTTAAGTTGTTTTATGCCCTCAGATATGGGAGACACCTCTCCTTGCCGAGTCCACCCGCGTTCAACAGGACCTGTTGGAAGTCCTCCGCGTTTTCCAAAAACCGCTCCTATTTCTTCAAGCGCCTTGCTTATCGAAGACGCGCCTTTTGGCGCGGCAGTCTTGGCCATACCTCCTCCGCGCATAAGCCCCCCCATTCCCCAGCCAATTGCTTCCATAGCAGTCTCAGGAGATTGCCAGGGGGTTTGGCCGGTGAATTGGCTGTAGAAGGGAAGCAGAGGAGCAAGGTAGTCTAATAGCCCCTTTTTGGGAGCAGCAAAAATTGCTTCTTCGCCCTTGGCCGGTTGGTAGGTTTCCTTTTTAGGCTTCTCTGCTACTTGGGCAAAAAGCGCGTCAATTTCGTTTGGCATTATTTCTTCCCCAACCCGTGTGGCTTTCCGAAGCGGTCTTCGTAGGCTTTGTCAAAAATTCGTTTTTCACTTTTGGATAGCCCTTTATATCGAGCAATTTGCTCTTGGCTCATTACAGAAGGATCTACGATTGCTTTATAGTCTTCAGGAATCTCCACCTTCAGTCCATACCGTTTGGCAGTTCCTTGATAGCGACGCGTGATAGCTCCGATCCAATCTTTGTATTCTTCGTCAAGGGCCTGGAGGACAGATTTTTGTTCTATGAGCGGGAGTAGTTTAAATTGAGGGTCTCTCTCCTTTTCTTTCCTGATGGTTGTGTAAGCGTTCATGGCCTTGTCGAGAGAGCCGTGCATTTTATCTTCGAGGTCACGGGCGTATTTTCCGGCTTCTTTTTGCGTTTCCAGTGCTGCCCTTGCTGCTTGACCAGTTTCCTCCCGCGCAGTCCTTTTTGTTTCCCTTGCCTCTTCCCGTTTCTCACGCGCTACGTCTCTGGCATCTTCCCGTTTCCCACGAATCTCTTCTTGAGCTTCCATTTTCGCCATTTGCCGGTCAAACACAACCACAGGATCTTCCGTAAGTCCCAATTCCTTTTCTACAAGCCTCTGTCCCATACGTTGCTGTTCAGCGCCGGGTTGTCGGTATTGTACTCCAGGCCCAGTAGCGGGAGTAATCTCGCCTCCAATGGGACCAGGACCCACGGCAACATCACGGCCTTGGAATTGGCCTACGTCCACTCGCTGCCCACCGCGCTCCCAACCTGGAGTCATGGACTCGATTGCGCGGGCAAGAAGGGATTGTTTGAGTTTCTCGCCTTCGTGCAGGAGTTTCTGTTGTTCGTTCTTTAAGCGAGCAGCTTCAGTATCAATTGCAAAGCGCTCTTCAAAACCGTGCCAAACCGTTCGCTCTTCTCCGAGAGTCAACGCGCGGCCAAGGATAGCAGACATGTCAGGAATGTTAGAGGATTGTTGAGGCATCGTTATCTCCTTATCCCTTCATTGACTGAATCAACTGCGCTAACAGTTGAGGACGTTTCATGAAAGCATCAATCGCAGCGCCGATGGAGGAACTGCGCATTGCGGCCAGGGAAGCGCCTTCGATTTCGGCTACATTGCGCTCGTGCTCGGAGCCCAAGGCAGAGCCTTTACGAGCCCATTGATCTTCCATCGTCCGCTCAGCTTCTTGCTTGTTTTTCTTGATCGTCTGGGATTCGAGGGCGGATTTTTGCTCAGCCCAGGTTTCTAAACTTCCCAAATCGCCGGTTGCAGGAATGCCCATTCCTTCCATTGTGCTTGTGGCGTTTGCAATGGCAGTAGCAATGTTAGCTTGCTGGTATTGGTTTTGCTGAGCCATTAACTGTTGAGGAGCATACAAGCTCTGAAAGTATTGGCTCTGCATATTTTGACCGGTCTGCCCCGCCTGTGTTCCATACTGAGTCCCCGTTCCGCCGATTTGGTATCCTTGGCCCTGGCCCTGAATGGCAGTGGAGACGTTGGATTGGCCGTAACCTCCCTGCTGTCCAGAGGGCATGTAGAAGCCCTGATTGCCAAGCGCATACGGATTGTAGTACGCTGATTGCGGGTCGTATGCAGATTCAGAAGCGTAAGATTGCGGCTGTTGAGCGTATGCCATTTTAAATTTCTCCTTCTCTTGCAGCCCTGCAAGCATCCAGGTATTCATAGAATACATTGAGCCAGCGGGCAATACTACTGAATACTAATAAATAGGTCAAAAACGGTATTTCACAGAATTGAATATAAAGAACAACGAATGCTCCGACCCACACGCTGGTGCACTCGAAGCAGTCGAGAAGTTTACGAATGAAGTTTATCCTCACTACAATTGATCTTAAACTATCAAATATGCCCCAACTTCGGGCGGCGCGCGTTAGGCACTCGGTGAGGATGATTCCTTTAACTGCGAAGACAATTCCTTCAACCACCATATATATTCCTCTTTGCTGAGTTCTCTGTGTAAGCAGTCTTCACAGGTGAATTTCGATTTGTAGCCTTTCTTGCCTTCAACACATCCTCCACAAATACTTTCAAGAATTGCCTTACCCCCACACTTTTCACACAATTTCCAGGCGGTTTCAATAAGGGCTCTTTTTGCATCCTCAACACTCTTATCTCCTGCCTGAAGAAATACAGCCTCTTCCCCACGGGCCTCTTTCCATTTTGCGTAGGCAGCGCCCATCTCCATGTCGGGGAATTCCGCACTCGCCTTTCGGATCTCTTCTTCACGCTGTAAAAATTCTTGTGGTGTCATGTTAGTAAAGCCACTGGGCAGCAACCATCTGTTTTCTGTTGAGCTGTTCGTATATCGTGTATTCCGAGAGTACATGTGCTGCAACTGTTACAACGGGCAATCAAAGCTGCTTGAGTGCAAGAGAATCCAGAACAAGGAAGATTGCACTCCCAAGGAGCCGCGGTGCAACAGCAGTTTGAACAAGTCTGACAATCGCAGCTATCGCAACCAATAGTCGCACCAGTCTCACCTGCACACCCGTAAGTTTTCTGCTGAATTACGTGAACGCATCCGCCTCCTCCCTGAGTATCAGAAAGAACATTGTATGCAGTACCTCCTGTAACACAAGTAACAGCAATTTTCAAAGTCTTCTGAATTCCACAGCAATCTCTGAGCGTAATGGTTGGATTACTAACGCAGTTCTCGTTTGTTGTTGGAGCTGTGTAAACCGTTGTGGGTCCCTTGGTTTTGCTTAGCTTTCCTCCACCCGAAAGGGACCAAGTATACTTACCTCCGCCCCCGGAAGCTGAAAGAGCTTGGGTGCTGCTGCCTCCTGTACAAGTCATTTGCTGAGAACTGTAACTAAGTACGAGTGCAGCACAGTATCCACAAACCTTTGAACACACGGACTTGTCCGGGCAGCAATTTTGCATGTCAACATAGGAAACGTAATCAAAGCCATTTGGCCCGATTGCGTGAATTCCAAGTTTGGCCCCGGCTGCTCGCGCTGCTTCATCCCAACAGACGGTTACGATTACGGTGTCATTCGCCCCATATTTTATACTTTGAATCCAGCCGAATGATTGCGGGACCTCAAATTTTGTAATTCTATGTGCGCAGGTAAATGCCCACTGGCCGCAGTTTATTCCAGAGTAACAAGGATCAGTCGCCCCTCCACCAACTGCATCCCCCTTTGGTTCGCAGTCAATGTAAATGGTTCCGCCTGGAGGCTGCGGGTATGGAGCCTGTCCTGGCCAAGCAAGCTCCCATTCCATCTTTGGGTAGCTTTCATATTTATAGGGCTGCTTCCATTGACTCTCTGTTTCAGGAGCATCATAATGGTTCTCCCACTCCATAGGAGTCTCATAAGCGCTCCTGGCCTCTCCGTAGAGGTAGGGCATTTTGAGCTCGCCCGATTTGGCCATTAGATACCTACGCCAACGCTGCGAACAGGAGTAACGAAGACATCAAATTCGGAAATGCTGAAAGTATAATCCTTAACTGCCTGAGACAGTTTGAATTGAATCGCCGTTCCTACAAGCGGATCGTAGATGTCACGGACCACGAAGGTATAACCAGAGCCCGTCATGAGCATGGTTCCGTAAGCAGTAAAGGATGTAGCTCCAGAAAGCGCATATTCGACTGTCAGGGAGCCAGCGGTTTGCACATCTAACTTCGCCCGAACGCCCCGAACAACCATAGTCCAACCAACGTAACCGGGAATTTGCAGGGCGCGAGTGGTGACATAAGCGCTGATGGCCGTTCCATTATCACTGGTTCCGTTGTAGTCTCGATAGACCTTGCCCACATAATCGCCGTGATACCAAAGGTCCTGATAAGTTGCGCCCTCAGTCTTCAAGAAGGCGGAGATAACCATGTTATCAAACCACCAACCTTCGTGGTCGATTTCGAAGATGAGAACAAAGTTGTTTGCCGACACAGCTCCCTTGCTTACAGTCCATTCCACGCAGGACCATACGCGCTGAAAGCGGCCTTGAATGTCTTCATACCGGGCAGCGGGAATGAAGTGGGCGGTTTCTTTGTCGTCAAAGAACTTACGGATGTTTTTGCTCAGGTAAATTATGCCTATCCCGTCGAAGCGGTAGAACCCCGTGGCGTGCATGAAGTAAATCATCTTGCCAACGGAGACTACGGAGTGAGGAGCTGATACTCCGATGCCGCCTGTATTGATTTTGAGCAGTCCGAAGGTTGCTGGTGTGTAACCTTGCAGAATGTATATCTCATCATCAGTTGCAATCATGAGATCATTGTAGAATCGCGCACAGGCCGTAATGGGCTTGCCGCTCGGAATGCCTATATTGCCAGCATCATCCCCGGTCCAAACGTCGGGTAGGTATTGCTTGGAGAAGAAGAGATAGTTAGGAGCATCCGCCTGGCCCCACATGAAGAGGCGGTTCTTGTGGTAGATTGCACCTTTCATCGGGCGAAGTGCATCTTGAACTTCAATTATCTCAACTTCAGCAACATCAACATCTGTTGAAACAGTTGCACTAACTACGAATTGAATAACGTGAAAGGGTTCGGTGTCTTGCCCAACGCGCCGAGTTTCTGCTGCCGTAGGCCAAACCCAAGAGATTAAACCGCTCTGAGCCATAGTCTTGCCGTTTGCGCTGGTTCCATCAATAATTGTTAAGGCCGTCCAATCCGTTCCGTTCCAATAATTCGCCGTCAAAACTGAGGCGGTTGTATTAACGTGAAGGGCTTCGACGGACATTGTAAGAAAGGCGGCCCGGAACTTCTTGACGCTTTTTATGTAGAAGAATCCTGCGGTTATGGGAAAGGCCCCCATCTCGGCCACGGTACTCGAAGCGTCGTCGGTGACAAAAAGGGTGTAATCTACGAAGGTTACGTTTGTATCAACGGTTTTGACGAACCCATCTGGCTTGATAAACTTCCCATCCCAGAAGGAAGGAAGGGGTTGGATGTTGTAGTAAAGATAGACGGCGCGGATTCGGATTGCTGTAACACTAAGTTTAACAGTGACACTCAAACGCAAAAAGTAACCATAGGAGTTGTCAATAATGTCAGGAACGATAGTAATCTCAGTCCAGGTGACATCGCCGCTTTGAGCAAATGTTATGCTATCTGCACCAGTGCCAGTTGATGTGCCGTCGACATAGCCCGCTGTTATTTCCGTCCACGCACCGGCTCCCCCACCTCCCGCAGTGGAACGGTACTCAACCACCAAATCCGATTTAACGGCATTGACGTTGGTTCCATCCATTACAACCTTGATGCCGGTGAGTTTAGGAACGCGGGACTTGATAAGAATGTGATTGGTTGCTTTGGTTGTATCCAATCCGGTAATGACCGCGTAGGTCAGAGGATCTTCGTCAGATACGCGCGTACCGTAGTCTTGGTACGTTACTCCAATATCGTCCGTTACTTTAAACCCCTGACACTTTCCATAGGTTCCCTCCCAGGTTTGAGGAACGTCCACGCCGTTGACGTAGATTAGCGTACCCCACATGGCATCAATAAAGGCCGGAGTGGAGGAAGCGGTTTCGGAGAAGATGGAAGTAAAGGAGGCTGCTGTGCCAGGAAACGCCGCGCTGCCTTTGTAGAGAGCATTGCCAGAGCATTGAGCCAGAGGAATCAGCGCCCCTGAGTAGTCTTTGTAGTGGAATAAACTGCGAATCTCGGTGCTTGCACCAATAGCATTTGTATTGTATTCAGTATATCCCAAGCGCTGTTCTACCGTGTTTTTGGTAGTTAACCTCACATTCAGTGTATCTGCCACTTCCTTCTCGGCAAGGTCAGCGGGATCGTCAATGATGTTAACTCCACCAGAGAAATCGGCTTGCTTTAGAGGATACCAGTCCTGTGCTGTACTTTGTTGATCTGGCATTATGGGTTCCCCTTAAGGATTAGACATAATAAACGGAAATTTAGCGTAGTCATCCCCAAGGATGATAGGCTGTTGGTTAAAGTTCTCCATAACGGCCATGTAGTCGGGAATGTAGGTCTGGTTGCGAATGAGGCCGGGGAGGATGTCGCTTATACTTATCTTGAGTTCATCCCGCAATTCTTTCATTCCAGGAAGGTGCATAGCCTCCATTAAGGTCGAAGCATAGATCAAATACAGATCAAACTCTGGAGGGAAGGTAACAACAGAGGAGCATGCATAAGCCGTGCCACTTTTTCCTCCAAGGTAGGCAGACTTCAAAACAAGCGCCGTGGTTGAAGTTATGGAAGCAATTTCCGCCCACGGAAGGGTCCCATTGCTGAGAACATCCCCAGTTAATGCAAAATACATGCCAGCGACCACGTTTGAGTTTGTGGAGAAGGCGGTGGAGACACCTGTTACCGCAACAGTAACAACCGAAGCCGTTCCTGCGCTGTACAGTTTCATGTCCACGGGCTTTTTGTAGTAGTACATCGTTATGGTGTAGTCGTCGTCGGGGATGGGATACCAGTATATGCGTCCGCCCCACCACGTGTAATAACGAGGCCGGTTGTATGCGTATACGGTTGGCTGGGGAACGATTTCGTGGAAGACTTGCGGGTTGACGTAAATGAGCTTTGAGTAGGGAGAGGTAGTCATTTGGCGCATGTCGAAGATCAGGCCAACATCGGAAGGGACGGTGGTGTAGTTGTTCCAGGCGAAGGTCGGAAATAAGAGTCCCTGATCGGCAGTGGTGGTTCCGTTGGTTAGGACTTCCCCGAGTGTGAATGAGCCGGAGCGATTCTTGACGTTGTAGGTTGTGGTGGACAAAACTTCCACAATCTCGCAGGTTTCTGTGCTTGTATTTCCCTCGATAGTATCCCCCACCGCCCACGCGGTCGTCGGGGCAACATCGAGAGTCATCAATTCGGTTGTGTACAGATCCTGAGTGCCTTCCAGCGCCCGCCAGGGCTTTGGCATATTGTAAAGGTTCATCTGAGTCAACTGGAGCCAGCGCAGGAGAGCGTTGTCCCGGCTGGTTCCCGTGTAGCCACACAGGTCTTTCATTGCAGCAATTAATTCAAAGGTTTTTGTTGCCATTAAGCCCCCAACAATTCTTTTGGAAGTACGGGAGTTTTATTAATAGGATCTCCCATTATGTCCCGCTGGCCAGGCATATAGCGCTGTAGAACTGGAGTGTAGTCGGGAACATGGGTTTGAGAATCGAGTAAGCCTGTCATGGCTTTGCTATAGGATGATTGTAGCCAGGCCATGAATTGAGTATTTGTTTCTCGCAGCCGGGCGGTGTGCATGATTGCAGCGCCGAGCACGAGGATCTGATCGAAGTCTTCTGGGAAGGAAGAGCCAGAGGAGCAAACGTAGGCTCCTGAAGCAGTTACGCCCCCATAAGTTGCAATCGTCAAGAGGGTATTGGAGGTCACGGCTGAAATCGCAGACCACGGCAGAACCCCATCACTTCGGGCATCAGCGGGGTAGGCAAAAGACATGGTTGTGTCGACGTTGGCGTTGTTGGAGAAATAAGTACCGGAGCCAGTCACGGTTACGACAGAATATGTGGCAGTTCCCGTAGCATACACCTTCATGCCAACGGGTTTTGAATACCCATAGACAGTCAGGACATAAACAGCATCTGGAGTCGGGTAGAAGTAGAAGCGTCCACTCCACCAGGTGTAGTATTTTGGCGTACCGGAGATTGGTACGGAATCAGGAGGAATAAGTTCTTGGAATTTATGTGGGTCGATGTAGGAAATTTTACCATAAGGAGAGGCCGTTGTTGGGCTCAGGCGAACGTCATAGACCATTCCAAGAGTTGTAGGAACGGTAGCATAAGCCACTCCGGTAGCGGTTGAGACTGTTGGATAAGCTTCCAAGCAACGCCATCGGAAATTTAAGTTGTAAATTTCCCATTGGGTTAGATTTAGAAACCGAAGGATGGTTTCGTCTTCGGTGGTGCCGGAGATAAGGCAGAGTTTTTTGACATGAGATATAAGTTCGTATGCTTTGCTTGCCATGTAAGGCTCCAGAAAAGGGGAGGGCTAAACCCTCCCCAGGTTAGGGTTTACATTAAGCGAAGTTTGTCTCCTGTAATACTCCCCACAGGGAACAAAACTAAAAGAACATCCCTTACGAGACTACCAGTAGTGAAGCGAACTGTACCTGCACTAATTATGCCATGATAAAGTTCTTTACTGGCAGCATCCAACGCACTCCACTCACCTGGATCTGTGCGCTCTAAGATTTCCCAGGTAGGATAGACTTTCAATCCTGATAGTGCTTCCGCCATTTCTTACCCTCCTATTACGTGGTAACCACTGCCACACCTGTTTTGGCTGCTGCCGCACCACCACCAGAAGCCCACGTGCAACCATCAGAGGCCGTTTTGTAAGCCGTAACATTGTACCCAGCACAATCTTTGAAGAGCACATCGTGAGTTTGTCCATAGGCAGCCTTAGTGATGATCTGAGCACAAACGGTAGCATGGTTGACGGAGAAAGAGTAAAATTCACATCTATCAAACACCCAATCTCTATCCATACCATAACTTGCACAATAAATCAAGGGTCGAGTTGTCGCTGCCTGATAGTGCTGAATTTTACATGCAACAAACCGTCCATCCGAAGGACCAGAGCCAGAGGCATTAGAGAACAACAGTGGTGCATTGGTGTTCGAAGCATATAAGCCCCACTCAGTTGAACCTATGGTGCAACCTTTTGCTAATAGATATGTTCCTTGCTGAATCTCAAGAGAACTTGCTCCCGATACAGCACCCTGGGTGTCATTCATGACTCCCATAAACTGACAGTTTTTGAGGTGCTCTCCATAGCTGTTAACTTGGAAAGACGTTAAGCAAGCAGAAGCAGCTCCATTGTTCGCAAAGGTTGCATCATGGAACTGACATTTCGGACCACTAAGATGCACAATAGCAACAACAGTCACGGTTTCAGTATAAAACTCTACTCCACGTCCAGCACCAACATATCCACGATTCGCTGGACCACCCAATCCAACCAGATGGGTGTTAGCCTTATCCCATGTTGTCATTACCGTTTCGGTGTAAAGACCAGGAGCAGCGCAAATTACATCATTCTGATTTGCTTTTGTTGCATCTTCAGCTGCTGCTAAGGTATGAAAGATTTCACTATCTGGAACGCCATTATCTTTCAACCTTTGTTCCATCGCACTACCAGCCACAGCCATGTGGTAGATATTCCCTATTGCCATACCAACTCCCAACTTGGGAATCAGCCAGTCTAACAAATAAGGCTTGAAATTCCTTTTCTTAATTAAAACCATTTTCTTTTCCTCTCCCCTCTTTCCGGGACGTTAGGGGTCCGGCATTGGGAGGGGTTATTCGCCCCTCCCGGTCAATTGTTACACCATGATCTTCAAATTCACCATGCCGTATGCAGTATCAGCACAGGCAAGGTGCATCAGAAATCCCACTTCGGGATTGGTAAGTGAGCCACTACCTGCAACCTGGACTTGCAGTGCTCCAGCCGTAGCCGTACTCCGAGTCAACGCTTCTCCGTTAATGGGAGTAGTCCCACCAAGCAAGCAAGCGCAAGGCCCGAAGGTTTGCAGCCAAGCATACTGAGTGGCAGTTACGGCGATTAGAGGAACCCCAATGGGGAAGCCCACAGGGTTCGCAGCGGAGATTAGAACCTTGTAAAACTCATTGGTAATCACGTTGCAATAAGCTCCTGCCGCCGTGAGTACAACCACCAAATCGTCATATAAGGTTAATTTCAGCGCACCCGCAGCCGTCGCTACTTCATTGCTCTTGATCCGATAGGTCTGACCAACACCCTGAGCGGCGGTTCCATCATACACACTCAAGTAACCATCCGCGAACTGATCGAGGGTTGCTGCGTCGGTTGCCATCGTCACCGTGACCTTATTCTGCCCCGCAGCATTAGACCCATCTGTAACCGTAGGAACAGTTAGGTTGGTCTGAATGGTTGCACTTGATCCACCATAAGCAGCAGATTCGCACAACTGTCCGGCAATTAGGGCAACAGCACCTGCAAGAGCATAGTAAAACACTCTGTTTCCAATTTGCAGGCGTTCGCCAAGGGCATGTTTCTTCGTAGCACTTTGCTCGTAGATGCCCTGACTAACGACCCTTGCGCCAGGACCGGGATTGAATCCAGTCGGAATCTGGCGACCCTTACCTTCAAAATAACTTACTTTTGTTGCACCCATTTTTCATTCCTCCTTTATGTCATGATCTGTAGAAAAACCATGCCATATTTCGTAGAGGCAATGGCAGCGTGCATCAAAAATCCAAGCTGCGGTGTGGCCAGCGAAGACCCACCAGCGACTTGAGCATCGAACGATCCGGTTGCAGTGACACCAAAAATTATGGCCGTCTCGTTGGTAACAGTCCCATTGACCAAGCAGCAGCAAGGTCCGTAGGTCTGAAGCCAACCGTAAGAGCCAGAGGCCACAACGATCAAAGACACTCCAACAACGAAACCAACAGAGGTTGTCTGAAGGGTCTTAACGCCGTTGAACTCATTGGCAATTACGTTGCAGTGAGCAGTTCCAGCCGTAAACAACACTACCAGGTCGTCGTACAGAGTCAACTTCAAAGCTCCGCCCGCAGTAGCCGCTTCGTTGCTTTTGATTCTGTAGGTCTGTCCAGCGCCATAAGCTGCGCCGCCATCATACCCACTGAGATAACCATCAGCAAATGCGTCCTGGGCTGCGGCATCCGTCGCCATCGTCAATGTCACTTTGTTCTGACCAGCCGCGTTTGAGCCGTCTGTAACAGTCGGGACTGTCAGGTTCGTCTGGATTGTACCAGAAGATCCACCATAAACCGCTGACTCATTCACCATTCCAGCAACCAGGGCAGCACCGGCTTTTGCATAATAAAATACGCGATTGCCAATCTGAAGCCGCTCACCGAGAGCGTGTTTCTTCGTTGTGCTCTGATCGTAAATACCCTGTCCAACAGCGACAGTACCAGGACCAGGCTGAAATCCCGTAGGAATCTGCCGTCCTTTTCCTTCAAAATATGTTACTTTTGTAGCACCCATCTAAATAATCCTCCTTTGGATTAAGCTACCTCAGAAGGGGGTGGACCCAGGCCCAACCCCCTCGGAGTTTGTTAATATCCTGTTCACTAAAAATGAACGTTCAGTGTTTAGTGAACACAGTATGTCGAGTAAACGCCGACATACCACAACGAAATTGCACAATTCAACCACTCAACTTTGAAAATGAGATTTGCAACCACCGTATGGTTGAACTTGCAACACCACAATTACGCAACCGTAATGCCCCCAATGAGCCCCTGCATCCTGTTGTTACGGGACACAAGTTCCATTCTCGACACTACCTGCGCAACACGGTCCAGTTGATTAGGAATGACCTTCCATTCGGTCATATCGAAATCGGCTTTGGAGTCAATTTTGAGCTTTAGATACTTCAGGTTCAAGAAGTATATATACCCAGTCGGGCACTGAGGGCTGTAATACATATTCGCGCCCTTGTACCGAAACGTCTGGAAGCCCAAGTTAGCAGCGGAGGAATCATTAATTCTCTGGATGTCCTCAGCCTCTGCTTCGTAGAATTCGAACACGGTCTGTTCGGTTAGGATCAGATTCGGGTGATCGTTTCCAATGGAGCAGTTGTTATACATGGTTCGCATGTCGGACTTGCCGAAAGCGGCGAACGAACCTGTGGAGACAAAATACTGATTTCTCCACCAAGGATAGGTGCTTTTGGAGAGTCCACCGGGAGATAAAGACTGAGCGGCAGGAAGAGCGGCCTGGATAATATCAGGAATCCCCGACATCGCAGAACCGGCCTGCGCGGTGAACAGATTAATCTCCAACTGGTCGATTAATGAAAGCCGCAGATTTTCGATCTTAGCATTCATTAAGTCGATTTTCTTGTGGATACCAGAGTTTGCCATATCGTCAGCCCACATCCGCACAACGGTTCCGGCCAGGTTGCGCCAGTTCCACGTGCTTGTGGTCAGAGGATCGGTATCGGCAATACTGATGGTTCCGCCTTTGTCGATCCACGCGATTGTCGCGTTTTTCCCGTACATTAACGGCTCTTCGATATACCGCCCGCCGTCTTCACGCTCGATGTTTTCACCTTTGTACATCTCGTAGAAAAAGGGCGTGGCATTGAATATCTGGTCCGTAACCTGCTTTTTAACAGACTGCCAGGTAGTTGTGTACAGGGAATCCAGTGTATATTCTGCACTGGTTAAAGTAGGAGTTGGCATTAGTTTTTCCTTTCAATTTTCTAAGACCACTCCTTGAGGCAGATTAGAGTAAGCCCAATTTCTTGGCTGAGGCTATTCCAGCCTCACGGACGGTCTTGAATTCAGCTTTTTCAGAAATTTTGCCTTCGGGAGACGAACGCTTTTCGACGTTGGCCTTTTTCTTGGCCAGCATCTTTTCCTTCTGGCGTTTGACAACACTTTTGGTTACTGAGGCTTTGTCGCCCTTAGCAAGAAAGTAAACTTCTTCTGCGGTCAAACCAGGATTGCGATTTGAAATCGCCATCATCGGTTCGGCGTAGTCGAAGTAGTCGGAGTGAGTAGCAGCAACACTAGCAACGTCCCTGTCAGCCCGTTCCTGTTTGGAGGAATCAACGAATTGAGCAAGAGGATTTACTGCTTCTTTAAGCGCACCTCTCATCTCTTTGCCAAGGGTCTTTACCATGTAAGCATAAAGTTCCTTGTTTGTAAGCTCGTCCAGATCGGGAATCGGGTCCGGTTTTTCTGCGACAGGTTGTTCTTTTGGTTGCTGAGTCGCCATGAACTGTACATAGCGCTCCATTTGCTTCATCTTGCTATAAACTTCATTAAAGCGCTCAATAGGAACTGTTTTGGTGGGTTTCTTGGAGGGAAGTTTTTCTTCCCCTTCTTCCGCCTCAACAATTTCCTCTTCGGTTGTCTCTTCCGTAGACGCTTCTTCTTCGTCACCGGGCTGTTCGGCAACTTCCTCTTCCTCAGTGAGGTTGAGGTCTTTTGCAGCCTTTTCCGCAGCTTGTGCAATTAATTCACTTACTGGCATATTATCCTTTCTACTACTCGCCCTTTACGGGAGGCGGCCCCGGAATGCGCCCGAAGGCGTTGTACAACAATTGTGTTAAATAAGCTTTCCAGACTCCTCGCTCATTTGAATGGCTCTTCTGTTCAAATTAATGCGAAACTGTTTCTCCGCAGCCCGAAGCATTGGAAGGAGCTGCTGACGGGCAGTTAGGCCCTGGTATGCGCAGGCGTAGGTATCGTCTTCCAGCTGCTCCACAATAAGCGTTCTCTTTGGTTTTAAATCCATGATCCTGGGTTTCCTCTCCGAACTCCACAATCCTGGAGTCCTCGCTTTTTAAGTTCTCTGTTACGTTGCTTCAAAGAAGTAATCTCAACAGGCTTGTGGTCCATGTTAGTATCCATGTATGGATAAGACGGACCCTGACGAGCAGAAAACGTAAGCACAAACATTGCAACAGATCCACAATTTGGACAAGTTGCAGTATTCAAACGGTCGGCAAGCTGACGGTATTCTTCGGAAGTGCCTTTACAATTTGAGCAGAAATACGAATAGATCGGCATCAGCAACTAAACTCCTTTCCTTCAAACGCTACTTCGTCAATCCGAGCCTGGTAATCCATCCAATTAACATTCATGCTGGGACAAAGAATAAGTTCAAACCCCGTTGCAATGTGATGCCCAGGGCCGTAAGGACAACCAGGACCGAATCCGGGCTCTTCCAGTTTCGCGGGCAACTCTTTTGCTTCTCGCTTACGAAGAAACTCTTCATCATAAGCATCCGTAAGCTCATCGTTCATTATTTCTGGGTGCACTAAAGAAGCGGCCCATTCTGCCACTTCATGCACTATATGCAACACCTCGTATCGAACGTCGCCCATACGAGATACACGAATCTGTACCACGCCTTCTTCATCCGTCCACCATTCGCCCGTAATTCCTGCTTCTTGCTCCTTATGGGGAATCACCTGAATGTTGAGTTTAATCACGCCTGCTTTCCAATCGCTTTTGCCACTGGAGACTTGGGCTCGTCATCAACGGTGTTGTCTGCAATACACAAAGGGCATATCCACTTGCCGCCACGAAATATCTTGTTCCGCTGATGCCGGTTACAATAAGGCCGTTTCTCTGCCATTACTTCTTTCCTCCTTTTTGTTCTCCGCCTATTTCCCTCTGCCCCTGGGCCATCGCTCCTTCAGGGGACCCCTGAAGATTAATTTGACCTTCGGGTTGAGGTTTAGCATCATCCTGCATCTTCGCCTGGCCAGGCCGGAAGTCTGCCATGCTCGGCGCTTCTCCCTGTTGCTTCAAAATAAGTTTCTCTGTGTCGAATTCCTCGTAAGCATCAAAAAGTAATCGTGTCATTTCCTTCAAATTAACGAACGGATTTCCAGTTACAATGCTGTACAGATGCTCCACTTTTTGCTTGTATTGCTCTTTGGTGTGGGGCATAACACTGTTCGGAACGATCTGTACGGCGTATCTGCCTTCCAAATCTGCTCCCGTCCACTCTGCCCACGCCTCACCTTCCTGTCCAACAAGCTCAATAACGTCGGGAACGTCCCAGAATTTGAACACCAGCGTGTTTACATCCTGAATGGCCCGTTCGATGAAGTCCGCCACAATGTCCCGGCGCTCGTCACTGCGGAGCTCGGTGTACTGGTTAATAATCATAGCCTCAGAAGCAGTCTTGCGCTTTCCCATCTCTTGAGACATCTGATTGCGCCCCATAGCCAGGGTTTCCATCATGTCAGTACGAATGTCACCACGGGCCTGGTAGATGTCACGGCTCATGCTTGGGGTTAGGTGGGTAATCTCGGCTACAGGAACCTGAGTCTCGACCAAAACATCGGCTTTGCCTGATAGCAGATTCTTCTTCTGCTCAGCACTAAAAGCGCCTTCTCGCGCCAGAATCTTTCTGTTTGAGTGCCGTCGATGAGTCATTTCCTGACTTACGGTATCGTTGTATTCGATTTGTTGCTTCTCAACATACATGGCATCGGAGACAGAATAATGTTCATCCGACATAGGATTGAAGCAAAGGCGATCATAAGGAAAGAAATTCTGCAAATTCCAAACGTCTTCTACGCGCCGACCGAAACCATAGTGCCCATCAGCAAGAATCATAACCTCTCGGTTTTTCTTATCCCAAATCTCCCACATTTTCACTCGTTCAATGTCAGACTTCTTGGCAATGTCAAGACCAACCTGTCCTTCTTTATTAGGGCTTATTACGGTATTCCCGGAAGAATCCTTGTTAATCATGTGAGTTGCAGTAAGGTTCTTAGGAAAATGATACCTATCGTCATCCAAAACGTCTTCCAGCGGCCTGTAGAATTCTTCAATGACCCAACGCGCTGTGTCTAAAGTTGGTCCTTCGACATCAGGATCAACAATAAATCGCTTGGGAGGAACCCGAAGGAAAAATGGGAACTCACTGATAATGTATGTGTTGTACTCTTCCGCTTCTTCTTTGGTGAGTTCAATTCCCAGCTCGTCGAATAACTCTTTCCACAACGACCCGGTAGCATCATAGCCAAATTCGGAATCATAGCCAACTTTGCGAATGCCGTAATCATATAAATAAGCGTCCTGTATGATGAGTTTGAGTTGCTCCTTAACGCGCATTTCGCGAATGAGCATGTTGTCCACGGCTTCAAGGATTTTGGCTTTGTGCCCGAAGCCTCGTTGTAGGGGGGTGCATTCCACGACAGGATTCTTGAAGTAGAGAAACGGAATCATCTGGCGGCCGTGGGAGTAAATCAAAGGAACAGACATAATATCACCGGCAAACTGGTTCCGATAATATTTCTTCATGTTCGTCCAGGCTACTTTTCGGTTGTCGGCGTCTCTAAACTTCTCCCCGTGATTAATACGAGTAAGCCAGGTTGTAACTTCCTTCTTCTCTTCTTTGCCTACTTTGCCGTCGTTAATTATCACTGCCATCGAGAAAAATCCCCATCTCTTCCGCCTCTTTTAAGTCTTCGAGGTGCTTGTTTAAATGCCCCAGTGGCTCTTTTTGGAGT